GGGCGGAATCACTGCGTGAAACAGCAACGCACCTGTGGCCAAGGGCTCAGGGTGCCGGTCCGACCGGCGATCAAGGTGGCAAGGCCACGAAAAAGTGGGGCGAGTACACGGAAACCGAGCGCGCTGCGCTGGCCCGCGACAACCCCGAGCAGTTCAAAAAACTCTTGGCCACCAAAGGAAACTAATCCATGGCAACTACCCAGCTGGCGGACATCTTTGTCGCCGATTACTACGGCGCTCTGGCGCCGGTCAACTCCCCGGAAAAGACCGCTGTCTTTGAGTCGGGCATCATCACCAAGTCTCCCGAGCTCGATGCCATTGCGCAGAACGGCCAGGGCACCTCGGAAATCAGCTACTGGCAAGACCTGGATGCTGACGAAGAACCGAACATCTCCAATGACAACCCGGATGACCTGGGTGAAGTTGGCAAGGCAGAGCAGGGCAGCATGCGCGCCCGCACCCTGTACCTCAACAAAGGCTACGGCGTAGCGGACTTGACCTCGGAGCTTGCCAACTCCGAACCGATGCAGCACATCCGCAACCGTTTCGGCACCTACTGGACTCGCCGTTGGCAGCGTTACCTGCTCGGTGCCGCCCGCGGCGTGATCGCTTCGAACATCTTGAATGATGCCGGTGACATGGTTGTCGACGCCGGTGCGACCATCAGCGCCGGCGCGTTCCAAGATGCAGCTTTCACTTCGGGCGATGCTGCTGATGTGTTTGCTGCTATCGGCGTGCACTCGGTCGTGATGAACCAGATGGTCAAGCAGGACCTCATCGAGTACCTGCGTGATTCCGACGGCAAGATCATCTTGGCGACCTACCTCGGCAAGCCGGTGTTCATGGATGACAGCCTGATCTACGGGCCTGGTCGTTATCTCTCGGTCTTCTTTGGCCAAGGCGCCTTCGGCTACGGTGAAGGCAATCCGACCGTGCCTGTCGAGCTGGAACGTAAGGCTTCCGGCGGTAACGGTGGCGGCGCCGAGGTCCTGTGGGAGCGGAAGACGCTGATCCTGCAACCGGCTGGCTTCAGCTGGAAGGGCAGCACCAACCTGAACCTCAGCCCTACCGCCGCGCAGTACGCCGCCGCTGCCAATTGGGAGCGAGTGTTCGACCGCAAGCAGGTTCCTTTCGCGGCCGTGATCAGCGGCACCGTCACACCGTAAGCCATTCTCGGCGGGGCGCCAGGCGGCGCTCCGGCCGCAACGGAGAGAATCATGAAGGTTATCTATACCGACAAGCCGGGTAATGAGCCTGGGGTTTGCTATCGCCTGACCGATGAGTTCTTCGGTGTCATCAGCGCAGCAACCAAGGTAATTGTCGACGGCGATTTCCCGCATATCACTGCGGCCTATCAGCGTGCCGGCATCGCAGTTGAAGACGGGAAGTCGACAGGCCTGCGCGAAGACGGCCCAACGGTCGTTGAGTTCGTCGCTGCCGGCTACAAGGCGAGCAATTACCCCCCTGAAGGCTATGCCTCGCGCAGCACTGTCGAGGAAATCGCGGAAGCGCTGAAAGACGAGAAGGGCGATCCGGAAACCGACCCTCTGAAAATGAAGGTTCCGGAGCTGAAAGAGTGGCTTACCGCCAAGGGCATCTTCTTCGGCGCAACCGCCAAGAAAGAAGACCTGCAGGCCCTGGTGCCAGCGGAATAAGGACTCCACATGACCGACTTTATCACTGTTGCCGATGTTGATGCCTCGCTGGGTCCTGGCTGGGCCGGCACCGGTGATCCGGTCCTTGCTGTGACCATGGCCAACGCCTGGCTCACCGCCAAGATTAAGCGGGTTGTTCCGGATCCGGTGCCAGCCGAGATAAAAATAGCCGGCGCCCAAGTCGCTAAAGAAGCGGCGGCGGGCAAGTTGTACACGGCCACGCAGAAGGAAGTGCAGAGCAAGACAGTCTCGGCCCAGTCCGGCACGTCGGTGAGCAAGACCTACGTGGCCGGCTCTAACGACACATCCGCGGGCGTGAACTTCGCTCTGGCGTTACTGGAGCCTTGGATCAAGCGCTCTGGCGTGATGATGCTGAAGAGGATCTGAACGTGGGTATGCGCGAAGAAATTCAGTCCGAACTGGCGGAAGCGTTTGACGATCCCGACGGCTTGGCCGACGCCGTGAAGCCAGTGCTTGGCGTGCGGAAGGTGGCGGGCGAATACGACCCAGATACCGGCAGAGCTCCTGAGGTAATCACGAGCTATGCAGGGCGCGGGATATTCGGCAGCTACCTGAGTAAAGAGATCGACGGGTCGCTGATCCAGACGACCGACGCGAAGCTGACCATCTTGCAGAACGAGATGTTCGTTACGGTTGAGGGAGTGCCGACGGTGATGATTGCCGAACCGAAAATCGGCGACATCATTGGAGGGAAGCGAGCTCTGAACGTCAGCCAAGACCCCGCCGGAGCCACCTGGACAGTTCAACTGAGGGTTTGACGATGGCAAATAGCAGCGCCGGCCAGTCCGGTAGCTTTGCGCTGAGCCTTGCCGAGTTTGCAGCCCAAGCCACGGAGGCCATCGACGCCAGTCTGCGCGAGATTATTATTGAGGTCGGCAGCAGCGTCATCAGGATGTCACCGGTAGGCAATCCCGAGATTTGGGCGCAGAACGCCGTTGCGAGTCAGTACAACAAGGCCGTGGACGATCACAACAGTGAACTGCGGAGTGATTCGGACAACCTGTCGAAGGCGGGACGCCTCAAGCCTGGGCGAAAGCTGAATGACGGCATGGACATCATCGCACCCGAAGGCTACGTCGGCGGTCGGTTCCGGGCGAACTGGCACCTCTCGATTGATGTCGTCGAGAACGTTACGTTCGATGAGGTTGACCCGAGTGGCCAAGAGACGATCGCCGCACTGGTTTCAGCAGTCAGCGACTTCACTGCCGGCCAGACTGCCTACCTCATCAACAACCTACCGTACGCGATCCCGCTCGAGTTCGGGCATTCGACTCAGGCACCCGCCGGCATGGTCCGCATCACCGTGGCCCGCTTCCAGCAGATCGTGCTGGAGGCCATCAGGAACAACCAGGTATGAGTCACAACATCATCGCTTCGATTTACGAAGCCAAGTTGATCGCCTGGGCAAAGGCGTTACCGGTGCCGCTGAAGGTCGTTGTCGAGAACGAGGCCTACACGCCAGTTGACGGCGCCACGTACTTGAAGGCCTTCACGCTCCCGGGCGACACCGCAAGCAACACGTTCGGCGGCGACCACAGGCTCTACACCGGCGTATTTCAAGTCAGCATCGTGACGCCTGCGGGCGAGTATCGTGGCGCGGCCGGCGCGCTCGCTGATCAGATTGCTGCGTTGTTCCCGCTGTACGAGCGGAACACGAAAGGCGCGCTTACGGTGGTGACCATGAGTCCGGTAGACCCCGGCCCCGGCATTCCGGACGACACCACCTACACGGTGCCGGTCTCATTCCTTTACCGAGCCGACACTAACTAAATTCGCCCGTTGGGCAACCCCGGAGCCCGCCATTGAGCGGGTTTTGTAATATCTGCAAAGAGGAAAAACCAATGGGCTACAAACTCCCCAACGGCGCAACCATCCAGCACGGTGCCACCTACGCCGCCGAGCTGCCATTTACTGCGATGTCCAATGCCACAGAAGCAGTTGCCACGGTGGTAGGCAGCACATTGGCAGCAGGTGACATCGTCTTGGTCACTGCAGGCTGGAGCCGCCTGAACAACCGTGTAGTGCGAGTCAAAACGGCCACTGCGACGTCGACCACTCTCGAAGGCATCGATACGTCCGACATCCAGGTCTATCCGGCTGGCGGTGGTGTTGGCACCCTGAAAAAGGTCCTTACCTGGGTGCAGATCCCGCAAGTGACCGACGTCGCGTTCTCCGGTGGAGAGCAAAACTACCTGGATGTGGTTTTCCTCGAAGACGACCAAGGCAAGCAAATCCCGACTGATAAATCTGCTGCGAGCATGGCGCTGACCATTGCCGATGATCCGGCCCAGGCTTTTAACGCTGTGCTGCTCGCAGCAGATGCGGGCAAGAAGATCCAGGCTGCACGGATGAACCTTCCAGGTACCGATACCGTTCTCTACGGCGCGTACACCTCGTTCTCGAAACAGCCGGCGGTATCGCGCAACAACCTGCTGACCCGCACCGTCAACCTGGCGCTGCAGGCTGAACCTACCCGCTACCTGTCGTAAGGAATTCTCATGGCAAAGTTTTCCATCGCACCGAAGCCGACGTTCACTGTCGAGGTAGCTATCCCGCAGGTCGGCGGCAAGCCGGCCGTGGTGCCGTTCACATTCAAATACCGTGACCGCACGGCGCTGGCTGAACTGTTCGACGCTTGGAAGGAAAGGGCAGAAGCCATCGGCGAGCGCTTCAAGGGCTCTGAGCCGACGTTGTCTGAGGTTACCGCCGCAGAAGTCGAGCAGGGCGTTGAGCAGATCAAGGACCTGGTTGTTTCTTGGGGCTTCACCGACAAGCTCAGCGACGAATCCATCACCGCATTGGTGAAGAGCTGCATCGGCGTCTCGGATGCGGTGGTGAAGGCCTATAGCGAAGCGTTCGGTAAGGCCCGCCTGGGAAACTGACCGACGTCGCACGCGCGCTGTACGAGCAGACCACTGATTTCGATGTCCTTTCGGTATTTGGGCTTTCTCCTTCAGATATCGATGACTCCATTGAAGTCTGGCCGGACAACTGGCCGTCTTTCCTCGTCATGGAGTCGATGGGGACTCAGTGGCGTATCGGCACGTGCGGCGCAACCGGTCTCGATTACGGCGTTCTGCCCAGCGTAATGAAGTTCGTCGGCATCCCGGTGAAGGATCGCCCCGGTGTGTTTCAGGACATCCGCGTTATGGAGTCGGAAGCCATCGCGGTTATGGCTGACGCACGCGACAACAGCCCGTGAAGACGGGCAATTATTCAAGGTGAGTCGATGAACATTGCAGAACTCGGCATCAAGGTCGATTCGGCTGATGCCGCCAACGCTGCGACCGATCTCGACAAGCTGACCAAGGCTGGCGATCGCGCTGAGCAGTCCGCCGTCGGCCTGATGAAAGAGATGGAGGCGCTGGAGAAGTCGCTTTCGAAAGGCGCGACCTCCACGCAGGAACTGGCCAAACAACGTGACAGCCTGGCAAAGCTGACCCAAACCGGTGCCTATGGTGAAGCTGAATTCACCAAGATCACCGCGCAGCTCGACAAGCAGCAGGCGGCGCTGGCGAAGTCGACGCTAGATGAACAGAAGGCTCTGAACAGTCTGCTGGGTGCGATCGACCCGGCCCGGGCGGCCATGGCCAAGCTGGACACCCAAGTTGAGCAACTTGGGAAACACCTCGACGCCGGTCGCATCAGCCAGGACCAGTACAACTCGGCCCTGAGCAAGATCGATAAGGATTACGCCAAGCTCGAAAAGACCGCCACCGGTTTCGACAAACTTCGCCTCGGCACTCGCCAGGCGCAAGAGAACGTCGTGCAGTTGGGGAATGCGCTGTCCTCGGGGGACTGGGGTAGCGGTGTTCGTGCAGTCGCTCAGTTGGGCGCCGGGGCGGGCGTGGGCGCCGCGGGGCTGCTCGCGATCCTTGCGCCGCTAGCGCTGGCCACTGCGGCAGTGGGCGGTCTTGCATATGCTTTTTATAAGGGCAGCGAAGAACAGGACAGCTACAACAAGTCCCTGACTCTCACCGGCAACTACGCCGGTGTCAGTTCTACGCAACTGGGGGAAATGGCGCGGCAAGTGAGCGCCACTGTCGGCACGACCGGGCAGGCAGCTGAGGTTCTGGCCCTTCTGGCCGGCAACGGCAAGATTGCGGGCGAGAGTTTCATCGGTATCACCCAGGCTGCCGTGTCTATGCAGGAGGCGACCGGAAAGGCTGTCAGCGAAACCGTCGCTGAGTTCTCGAAGCTGGCAGATGACCCGGTCAAGGCTTCCGCTGCACTGAACGAGCAGTACCACTACCTGACTGCATCGGTTTACTCGCAGATCGCCGCACTGGAAGAGCAAGGCGACCACGCGGGCGCCGTGAAGCTGGCGACTGAGCAGTACGCGGACGCCATCAACGAGCGCACGCCGAAGATCCTCGAAAACCTGAGCTTCTGGGAGAAGGGCTACAACGCTGTCGCGCGCGCGGCGGACAATATGAAGAACATTGGCCGGCCAGATATTGGTGCAGACATCGAGCAGGCGCGCCGCAATTTGGCGGCGGCCCAAGCTGGCAACATCGGCTTGTTCCAGAACAAGCAGGAGATGATCGACCTCTATACCAATCAGCTCAACATGCTGGAGGACCAGAGGGACGCCGAGGCTGACATCGCTAATTGGCAAGGTGAGCAGGCGAAAGCCCAAGGCGCCGCGGTTATAGCGATGGGTAAAGTCGACGCTCTCACCAAGTCGTCATTGACCAACGAGCAAAAGCGCGCCGAGGCAATCAAGGACTACAAGAAAAGTCTGGACGATATTCGGAAGGTAGATCCGAAAGACTCCCGACTTGATCCGGCGGCAGTCGCCAAGAACATTGCGAACATCAACGACAAATTCAAAGATCCGAAGGTCGCCGCAGGCAGTGTCGACACAACCGGATTCAATAACGCGAAGAACTCACTAGCCGACACACTGGCCTACTACAAAAACGCCGACAAGGAGCTGGAAGCCTCCCAGCGAGCCGGCGTGATCAGCCAGGCCAGCTATACCGAGCAGCGGGTCAGTCTGTTGAAGCAGCAGGCCGACGAAGTTGCCCAGGGCTATCAGGCGGAAATCGATGCGCTCGAAGCAGCTAAGACTAAGAAGGGCACAACCGCTGCGCAGGTCATCCAGATTGATCAAAAGATCTCGGATGCCCGATCGGCCATGGTCAAGGCCCAGCAGGACAGCGACAGCGAACTGGCGGTCATCGCTACCAACGAAGAAGGACGCCTGCGCAAGCAGACCCTCGCAGTCAACACGTACACCAGCGCCCTACAGCAACAGGTCGACACGCTGCGGCAGCAGGGACTGCGGGCGGCATCTGGCCTTGGTCAGGGTGACCGGCAGCGCGCACTGACGGATCAGCAGAACGGAATCGATGACCGCTTCAACCAGCAGCGCCTGGAGTTGGCCAACCAGTACGGCGACGGCTCGCGCGGCATGAGCCTGGACGAGTACAGCGCCAAACTGAAGGCGTTGAAAGCGACTCAGCAGGATCTGCACGACACTGTTCAGACCAATTACGACGATATGACCGCCGCCCAGGGCGACTGGAGCTCCGGCGCATCGTCTGCATGGCAGAACTATCTGGAGTCGGCGCGTGACGTGGCAGGGCAGACCAAAAGCCTGTTCAGCAATGCCTTCAGCTCGATGGAAGACGCGATAGTCAACTTCGCCATGACCGGCAAGTTGTCGTTTGCGGACTTCACCAAGTCGATTCTGGCCGACATGGCGCGCATCGCCACACGGCAAGCCAGTTCGGCATTGCTCGGCAGCCTGGTGGGTGCCGCTACCAATTATTTTGTTGGCAGTGGCACGGGTAATGGCCTGCCTGCTGGTTCTGCCGGCGCTACCTCGTCGAATCTTGGTGCCTCGCAGGCTGGCTACACCAATGTCGATTTCTCTGGCTACCGAGCCTCTGGCGGTCCGGTCGCGGCCAACTCGCTCTATGAAGTCAACGAGCTGGGGCCTGAGCTCTACAACGAGGGCGGTCGGTCCTTCCTCATGACCGGGGCGAATGGCGGCAGCGTCACGCCGCTAACTTCTGGCGGCGGGCCAGCGCTGGCCGCGATATCTGGTGGTAGGGGTGGCAACACGTACAACTTCCCTGTGGCGGTCTCGGTGCAGACGTCAGGTAGCGACGGGGCTGGAGTTTCGCAAGAAGCAACCAACCAGCTTGGCAAAAGTATCCAGCAGGCGGCCAAAACCGAAGCGGAAACGGCGATTGCCCGAGCACTCCAACCGGGTGGATCAATCTGGCGCCTGACAAATGGGAGGGGCTGATGGCCATCGAGAACTTCACCTGGCCAACCGAACGCGGTGACTCACCTGAGATTTCTTACAGGGTGCGTACCGCGCAGTTTGGAGGCGGCTATAAGCAGCAGGTCGGCGACGGCCCCAACAACAAAGCGGATTCCTACCCGATCACCTTCACCGGCCTGAAAGTAAAGGTGCTGGAAATCATGGATTTCTTCGATCGCCACGCGGGAGCCAAGGCGTTTCTGTGGACGACGCCACTCGGCCAGCTAGGCCTGTTCACCTGCAAAAATCCCGTGCCCACCCCAGTGGGCGGTGGTGTTTTCAAACTCACGGCTACTTTCGAGCGAGCCTTCCAACCATAAGGGGCAATCATGCCGCTGATCAGTGATATTCAGGTGCTTGAGCCTGGCAGTGAAGTGTTGCTCTTTGAATTGGATGGCAGCGACTACGGTGCAGACATCCTGCGCTTTCACGGGCATTCGATCCCGCACACGCCGGCCGAGCTGATCGCCGCCGGCGCTAATGCCGACCAGCTGCCGGCGAAGGCTATCTGGTGGCAGGGCAATGAGTACGGGGCCTGGCCGATGCAAATTGATGGTATCGAGTCGAATGGCGACGGCACAGCAGTGCGGCCGACGCTGTCTGTCGGCAACGTCAGCGGGCGCATTACTGCGCTCTGCCTCGCGTTCGCCGACCTGCTCGAGTTCAAGTTGACGATGCGCCACACGCTAGGCACGTACCTCGATGCCCAGAACTTCCCTGCCGGCAACCCGACGGCAGATCCAACCCAAGAGACGATCGAGGTCTGGTACATCGACCAGAAGACCAACGAGGACGGCGAGACGGTCAGTTGGGAGTTGGCCAGCCCGGGTGATGTCGGCGGCGAGTCCATTGGCCGACAGGCCACAACGTTGTGCCACTGGTGCCTCACAGGCAGCTACCGGGGGCCGAGCTGCGGTTATACCGGTGGCTACGTCACAAGGGATGGCGTGCCAACCGGCAACCCGGAGCTCGATGCCTGTGATGCAACACTGGGCCGGGGCTGCATTCCGCGCTTCGGCGAGGGCAACCCGCTGCCGTTCGGTGGCTTCCCCGCCGTTTCCTTGATCGCCCGGAGCTGACCATGCGCAAGCACATCTTGATGGCGATCCAGTCGCACGCCGCCGCCGAGTACCCGAAAGAGTGCTGCGGGCTGCTGCTGGCGATAGGACGCAAACAGCAGTACTACCCGTGCCGCAATGTCGCTTCCGAGCCGAACGAAGAATTCCGGATCGATCCGGAGGACTACTCCGCGGCTGAGGATATCGGCGAAGTGATCGGCGTGGTTCATTCACATCCGGACGTGACCAGTCGGCCGTCGCCGCGCGACCTGGCCATGTGCGAAGCGACGGCGCTGCCGTGGCACATCCTGAGCTGGCCCGAGGGCGACCTGCGCACAGTCATGCCGAGCGGCGAGGTGCCGCTGCTAAAACGGCCATTCGTCCACGGCGCCTGGGACTGCTGGCAGGTCTGTGCCGATTGGTACAAGCGAGAGTGGGGGGTTGAGTTCGCAGCCTTCAAGCGTGCCGATGGCTGGTGGGAGAGTACGGAAAATGCCAGCCTGTACGAAGAGAACTACGAGGCTGCTGGCTTCTACAAGGTTGACCAGCCACAGCGCGGCGACATGATCGTGATGGAGGTGGGGCGGACAGTTTTCCCGAACCATGCCGGGATCTTTCTCGGCGTCGATCCGGCACTACCCGGCGAGGACGCGGCGACCTTCGGCCCTGGTCCTTTCCTATTGCACCACCTGTACGGCAGGCCATCGGAGGTCATTGTATTCGGCGGGCCCTGGCTCGACCGGACACGCCTTGTGCTGCGTCATCGTGATGCTCAGTGATATCGTGCAGCATTTCCCACAGGAGTGACCTGCATGAAATTGATCGTAGGAGCGTTGGCTGTTGCGTTGCTGGCGGGGTGTGTGTCGCCAAGTGATTTAAGAGGAAATACCCCGACAGTAAGCGCTGTCACGAAGAAAACGCCGAAGCAGTATGCGCTGTGTGTATTTCCTCGCTGGCAGGACGCCAGATCCGATTCGGTGATGTCAGAAACGGAAGACGGTTACCGCCTGGTCGTTGGTTCTATACAGCTCACAGATGAACTACTGGAAATCAAGAACACTCCCACAGGGAGCTCGATCTCTTTCTACCAGCGCGTTGCATGGATGCCAGGTGTTGGTCGTACCGAGATTGAGTCTGCTGTTAAAAATTGCCTCTGACAGAGGTGCAAAAGCAACCGCCTTCGGGCGGTTTTTTATTGCCTGGAGGAAGTGTGACGAGAATCGCAAATACCAATCAATCGATGACAACCATTTTGCTGTCCGGTCCGCTGATCAAGCTTTTCGGTCGAGAGCACTACCGTGAACTTGGAAGTAAATCTGTCGGAGAGGCGTTTAAGGCGTTGAAGTGCACGCTGGATGGGTTTGAGGAGGCTATAAAAAACCTTGAGCGCCTCGGTATGCGTTTTGCCATTTTCCGCAACCGGAAAAACGTGCCAGAGAAAGACTTCTCGCTCGGCGGCGCACAAGAAATTCGCATAGTTCCGGTGATCTCTGGCAGCAAGCGCGACGGACTGCTTCAGACCATCATGGGCGCCGCTTTAATCGCGGCCTCGTTCATCCCAGGCTTCCAGGCATTGGCTCCCGCTGGTGTCGCCATGGTTGCAGGCGGAGTCATTCAGATGCTCAGCCCACAGCAGGGCGGCCTGAAGCAAAGTTCATCCCCAGAAAACGCCCCGTCCTATGCCTTTGGTAGCGCCAAGAACACCACGGCCAGTGGCTACCCGGTGCCGATTTGCATCGGCGAGCGCCGGTGGGGCGGCATGATCATTTCCGCCTCGATCCTGGCCGAAGACAAAACGTAGTCAGCACGCAGTCAGTAGGCCGCCCGAGAGGCGGTTTTTTTATGCCTGGAGGAAAGCATGGGCGCAGTACAACAGATCGATATCCACGGCGAGAAGGGCGGCAGCAGCAAGCCAAAGTCGCCGATCGAAGCCAGCGACAGCCTGCGCTCCACCAACCTGGGCAAATTGTTGATCGGCGTGGGCGAGGGCGAGTTCGACGGTACTCCGACCGATTACGACATCTACCTGGACAACACGCCGATCCGCGATGCCAGCGGCAACTACAACTTCCCCAACGTGAAGTGGGACTGGCGACCGGGCTCGGTGGATCAGACCTACATCCCGGGCATTCCGTCCGTGGAGAACGAAACCTCGCTGAACGTTGAGCTGCGCAGCGGCACCCCATGGGTGCGCTCGATCACCAACACCCAGCTGTCGGCTGTGCGCGTGCGTTTCGCCTGGCCCGCCCTGCAGCGTCAGGATGATAATGGCAACGTGGGCGGCTACCGCATTGATTACGCCATCGACGTGGCCACCGACGGCGGCGCCTATCAGCAGGTGCTGCTGGATGCCGTGGACGGCAAGACCACCACCCGTTACGAACGCTCGCGCCGTATCGACCTGCCACGCGCTACCACCGGCTGGCAGATCCGCGTGCGTCGCCTGACTGCGAACCAGAACAGCAACAAAATTGCCGACACCATGCTGGTCGCCGGTTACACGGAAGTGATCGACGCCAAGCTGCGCTATCCAAACACCGCATTGCTCTACATCGAGTTTGATGCCGAGCAGTTCACCAACATCCCGGCCGTGACCGTGAAGTGCAAGGCTCGGCGCTGGATGGTACCGAGCAACTACAACCCAGTAGCCCGCACCTACACCGGTACCTGGGACGGATCAATGAAATCGGCCTGGACCAACAACCCGGCGTGGATCACTTACGGTGTTTGCACCGAGGACCGCTTTGGCCTGGGTAAGCGCATCAAGTCGTTCATGGTCGATAAGTGGGAGCTGTACCGGATTGCCCAGTATTGCGATCAGCTGGTGCCGAACGGCTTGGGCGGTACCGAGCCCCGCTTTCTGTGCGACATGAACCTGCAGGGAAAGGCTGACGCGTGGTCGCTTTTGCGCGACATTTCGGCGATTTATCGCGGCATGACCTACTGGGCTCAGGGGCTGTTGGTGATGCAGGCCGATATGCCTCGGGCCCAGGACTTCGACTACGTATTCACCCGGGCCAACGTCATCGATGGCAAGTTCTCCTATGGCAGCGCGTCGGCGAAGACCCGCTACACCCGGGCGTTGATCAGCTACGACAACCCGGCGAACAACTACGACACCGACGTCATTCCTTTCGCCGACCTGGATTTGCAGCGTCGTTATGGCGACAGACCGACAGAACTGAGCGCTATCGGTTGCACTCGAGCCTCCGAAGCCCAGCGCCGCGGTAAGTGGGCGATCCTCAGCAACAATCAGGACCGCACCGTGTCGTTCAAGACCGGCATGGAAGGTGTGATCCCTTTGCCGGGCCACATCATCCCGGTGGCGGATTCGCTGCTGGCGGGGCGTGAGGTGGGCGGGCGCATCTCGGCGGCCGCCGGCCGCGTGGTGACGCTTGATCGCAACACCCAGGCCAAGGCCGGTGATCGTCTGATCATCAACTTGCCGGGCGGACGTGCCGAGGGCCGTACCGTGCAGAGCGTAAATGGCCGCGCGGTGACCGTGACCACCAGCTACAGCGAGCCACCGTTGCCTCAATTGCAATGGGCACTGGATGCCGATGACTTGGCTATCCCGCTTTACCGCGTGCTGCGGACCAAGCGCACGGCCGAAGGCGACTACGAAATCAGCGCGCTGCAGTACGAGCCGAGCAAGTTTGCCTCCATCGACACTGGTGCTCGCCTCGAGGAGCGGCCGATCAGCGTCATTCCGATCACGGTGGTGCCGGCGCCAGCCAGCGTCACCCTATCGGCAAGTTCAGTCGTTTCCCAAGGCATCGCCGTCGCCACCATGACGATTACCTGGCCGGCGGTGCCCGGCGCGGTCGGCTACGACGTGGAGTGGCGCAAGGACAGCGGCAACTGGATCAAAGTGCAACGCACCGGGCTGACCAGTGTCGACGTTACCGGCATCTATGCTGGCGCCTATGTGGCCCGCGTCCGCGCGGTGAGTGCCTTTGACATCTCGTCGATCTGGCGCAGCTCGATCCTGACCAACCTCAAGGGCAAAGCAGGTTTGCCGCCGGCGGTGTCATCGCTGACCGCGACAGCACTGCTATTTGGCATTCGCCTGAAGTGGGGCTTCCCGGCTGGCGCCGAAGACACCCAGCGCACGGAGCTCTGGTATGGACCGGCGAACAACCTGGGCGCGGCAACGAAGCTGGCAGACCTTGCCTACCCGCAAAGCGACTACTCGATGCAGAGCCTGCTGGCGGGCACCACATTCTTCTTCTGGGCGCGCCTGGTAGACCGGATCGGCAACATCGGTCCGTTCTATCCAGTGGTAAATGGCGTGATGGGGCAGGCCAGTTCTGACGGCGGGCCGATCCTGGACATGCTTGATGGCCAGATCAACGATTCCCATCTTGGCCAGCATCTGCTGGGTGAAATCGACAAGATTTCCGGCGACGGACCGGAGTCAGTAAATGGTCGAATTGATGCGGCCAAGGAGGAGCTTCAGGGCCAGATCGATGGCATCACTGATGCACTGGAATACGTCCCGACGAAAAGCTACCTGAAAGACGACAACGTGCGCGGCGGCCAGCGCCTGTATACCGCCATCAAGGCCGTGCCCCCAAATGCCGGCGGGGCCAATGCGCCGCCTAATGCGACCTACTGGCAAGACATCGGCGGTATCGTGTCGACGGTTAACGCTCAGGCTTTGCAGATCGGAAAAAACACAACCGACATCACCACGGTGGACGGCAAGGTCACAGCTCAAGCGGATTCCCTGCAATCACTGCAGGCGTCGTACCGGGATGAGGATGGTGAAGGGGACTTGGCTGGGGCGCTGAGTGAGTGGGATAGCGCCGCGAGGTTTGCGGTGGAAGTGCGAACCCGCGCTACGGAAAGCGAGGCAACGGCCATCCGCCTGACGACACTCGATGCGCAGGTTGCAAACAACCAAGCTGGAATTCGCACCCTGGAGACAGTGCTGGTCGGAGACCGCTCTGCAACAACGAGCCGCCTGGATTTGTTGAGCGCATCGGTCGGCGGCAATACCGCGGCCATCGGTGCTGAATCCGAGGCCCGCGTCAGAGAAGATGATGCGCTGGCGCGGAGAATCAACACGATTGAACTAGAGGTCGACGACAGCACGGCGAAGATTCAGGACGTGCAGGACGCTCAGGTGGTTACCGATGCGGCGGTGGCTTCGATTCGGACTACCGTCGAGGCCGTATACATGGGCGGGCGGGATGACGATGCGGAGGGTGCTCTGGCTGGAGCGTTGCAGGCGTGGGGATCTACGGCCAAGTTTGCCGAGGAAACCCGCGTCAGGGCTGATGGTGATACAGCCCAGGCGCGGCGCTCGGAACAGATTGAAGTGGCTATCGGCAGTACGAACGCAGCCGTGCAGACAGTCAGTGAGGCGGTGGTATCGCTTGACGGTAAGGCCCGCACGATGTGGTCGGTAAAAATGCAGCTGAACAGCCAAGGTCAGTATGTGGCGGCGGGCATCGGCCTGGGCATTGAGAACGGCCCGGCTGGATTGCAAAGCAAGTTCTTGGTGAGCGCAGATCTTTTTGCCGTGGTTAACGGCATCAACGGTACGTTGTCCTCTCCGTTTGCTGTCACTGGCGGGCAAGTGTTCATGAACTCAGCCTTTATCCAGAACGGCAGCATCACCATGCTGAAAATCGGCCAGTACCTGCAATCCGATAACTTCATTGCCGGCGTGCAAGGCTGGCAGCTGGACAAAGCCGGCAACTTGGAATTCAACGGCCCGGGGGCTGGCGGTGGGCGGCTGACGATGACCAATAGAGCCATCAAGGTCTATGACGCGAACGGTGTGAAGCGGGTGCAGTTGGGAGACCTCGACGCATGAGCCATGGCATACGGGTATGGGGTGCCGATGGAGTTCTCCAAGTAGATGAAAACACCTTCACCATGCGGGTCGTTTATAGCGGGCTCGTGACTGGAAGTAGCTCGGTTGCTTATCAAACCATTTCGGTGCCGGGTCTAACGCCGGAGAACGGTGCCGCTTTCGTCGTGCCGGTGGGCGGCTACAACGTAAACCTAGATAAACAACTTGAGACTGAAGTAATTGCCGGGGCTGTTCGCGTGTATAGCTATATACGTGGGCGAGAGCAATACAGTAATAAAACCGGCGTTACCATGCGGCTCATAGTAATAAGGTTCTATTAATGTCGTACGGATTAGAGTACACAAATAGCGATAATGTTGTGACAGTCGATTCTGAGTTTTCAAGGTTGGTAGTACTTGCAAAAGGAACCTATCAGCCTACAGAGGAATCAGGTCTTGGATCGACTACTTTATTCCCTGCTGTAATTACGAGCCAGGAACCGCCGCTGGTGTTTATTCGGCCGGCGGGTAACAGTGGTGTTGCCGGCTTGTGTTTTATGCGAGTCAACGGATCACCCGGTGCGTGGACAGGTTTCTATGTTCGAGCTTATGACGTAAACACCTTGCAGCCTAATGGGACTTATTTTGTCTGTGGCTTCGCGGCTAGCGCGGTAGCTAAATTCGGCATGCGTTTGTGGGATGGGAGCTCTAAGCTGCTGTTTGATTCAGATACGCCGTACGCTGTATTCACTCGTTCATTCCAAAATTGGGGCTATGTAAAAACCGATTACACCGCGCAGTCTGTACCTAGGAATTACTATCGAGTCAATTTTAACTTTCCCGCTGGCGAACACATGCTTATTAATACCTTCGGTATGCCGATGTTGAATGATGGGCAGCAGAGTCGGTCGCTCTATTGTTGGTGGGATTTTTCGGGTGGCAATTTGTATGCACTAACTATTGGCTCCGGTAATCCATTCGCGTTCTTCTTGCCCGCAGTGTTTGCCAAACTCAGTGCATAAACCAACAACCTAAAACCAAGCCCGCCCTGAGCGGGTTTTTTATTGCCTGGAGAAACTCATGCCCTGGTACAGATCAGGAACAGTCGCCGTCACCAGCGGCGGCACCACCGTGACCGGCACCGGTACGGCCTTCGCTGCCAACGCTCGCGTGGGCGATGCTTTTCTAGGTCCGGATGGTCGCTGGTACGAAGTCTCGAACATTGCCAGCCCTACGGTGCTTTCGATTCTCCCCGCCTATCAGGGGGCTACCGCCGCTACTGGGGCGTATGCCGTGGTCCCGGTGCAGGGGTACGTGAAAGACTCCGCCGATCGCCTGCGGCAATTGATCGATCAATGGGGGGCGACGTTGGCCGGGCTCGGCGCGGTCTCTGTCGAAAACGTGGTGCCCGTTGCCAAAGGCGGTACCGGTGGCAACACCCCGCCTTTGGCCCGTGCCGGCTTGGGCCTTGGCGCCGCTGCCGTCGCGGCCATTCTCGGAACCGTCTCGCAAGGCGGCGGGGTGCCTTCCGGCGCCATTTTTGAAAAGGTGGTGAACGCGAATGGTGAGGCTACGAAATTTGCAGATGGCCGGTTGATTTGCACGGGGCCAATTGCGGACTTCGCAGTGGCCGCCGGCGCCATCGCGACGGTGTCGCCGCTGGGCGTGTTCCCGGTTCTGTTTGTGGACACCACCTACACCTTTCAGGCCTTTGGCACCCCTCAATCAAGTCTTGATGTGTATGGCTACACCACAGATAACTCAAGGGCCAACTGGTCTGCCAAGGCGGTTTACCGAAATGGTCCGACCGCTCAAACAATCTCCGGTGGCCGGTATTTAGCAATAGGAAGGTGGTTCTGATGATCATCAAGCTTTCACCGCAGGGCGGCCGGGTGCCGCTTTCAGTTCAAAAATCCGGCGATGTGTTGATCATCAACGGGGAGTCGTACGATTTTCGGCAACTGCCGGAGGGTGCGGTTCTGCCTTGGTCGGCCGTTCACTGTCAGCATGTGGTGGGTGATGTAACCCGTCGCAATGGTGACCTCATTATCGCCCTGGGGATTCCTTGCGACGCGGATTCCAGTATCGCGGTCCGCTTCCCCAGCGACATTGTTAACCCTCCCGATGGTGATGTGAGGCTTCCTGAATGAACATCGACTTCAGCCAAATGATCACCGCCGAACAGCAGCAGGAAGATCGCAAAAATGCGGAGCTAGAAGCTGCGCTCAATGCGCGCCGAACCGCTTACCTTGCTGAGTCAGATCCGTTGCGCTTGGAGGCCGACTATGACGCGCTCTCCCAAGGCCTGGAGCCTGACTACACCAAATGGCTCGCCTCGGTGGCCGCCATCAAAGCCCGGTACCCGTTGCCGGTGAGTATCGAAGCGTCCGAGTCCAACGAAGCCTGAGTGCCAATCGCACACCAAGGCCCGCCAAGTGCGGGTTTTTTTTTGCCCGGAGAAAAGTGATGACCGTATCCGAGAAAGACCGCGACATCCTCGCCCGCACGTTGTGGGGCGAGGCCCGCGGCGAATCCCTGGCCGGCCAGATCGCCGTGGCCTGGACCATCAGCAACCGGGTGAACGACGGCAAGACCAAGTCGTGGTGGGGGGAGGGCTATGCCGGCGTGTGCCAGAAGCCCTACCAGTTCAGTTGCTGGAACAGGAACGACCCGAACTTCGCTTACCTGAGTGGCGCGAGAAAAATCCCGTTCCGCGAGCTCGCGCAGGCGCGGATTGCCGCTGACCAGGTGATCGATGGAAAGGAGCAGGATCCAACCGGCGGTGCCACGCACTACTACGCGACCACCATGCCCAAGCCGCCGGCCTGGGTGAAGGGCGCCAAGTTGACCCTGGCACTCGGTCACCATTTGTTCTTCAAGGATGTGCCATGAATCCAATCTGGCTGCGGGGCCTTCCGTACTTGGCTGCGTTGGGTCTGACGGTTGGGGCGCTGTTTGGCGCCTATCACCTCGGCGTGACGGTCACGGATGAAAAGTGGCAGGCGCAATGGAGTGCCCGTGACACCCAGGATGCCGAGGCGAGGGCGCTCAATGAGGTCGCTGCGCGCACAAGGGAGCAAGCCTACCAACAGTCAATCAACAAGGCGGTTCAAGATGGACAACGCATCATCGATCAAGCGACGGCTGAAGCTGTTGCCGCTCGCGCTTCTGCTGACGGCGTGCAGCTCGCCGCCGCCAACCTTGCCCGTCGACTCGCAGCCAGTGAAGCCAGCGGAAATTCCTGCATTGCCGACGCAAGCAAGGCAGCTGCCGGCGTCGCCACTGTGCTTGCCGACGTGTTCAAACGCGCTGACCAGCGAGCGGGCGACCTGGCTGCAATTGCTGACCAAGCCAGAGCTCGGGGAGTGACCTGCGAGCAGGCTTATGACGGATTGAACCGATCGTCAGCTCTTCATTGAAGGCCTGTCATTCGATTACGATACTGTTTATTTATACAGTATCGAGAAGATCATGTACTTCATCATTACGCGCATGAGAGAGAGGGGTATTGCCAGGGATTGGAAGGCGATCCGGCAAACTGTCGGCGTTCGCGCCGATATCAACATCAGGAATCAGATGTGCGAGCAGTTGAACCGGACCAGCGACATCGCTGAGATCCGTCCGGCAGGCATGCCGCTTGATGCGATACCGCTTCCGCCGCTACTGGATGCGCGAATCTCAGGGATGGCGACCAACGCTTTCACGCTCAGTGGCCTGGAGGAAATCGACGGCTGCCTGTATGCGCAGTCGTGGTGGTGCAGGGCGGTGTGATCGTACGGCAGGACGCCGGAGAAAGGATCTACTGCGAGGGATTCTTCCCCAAAACGCAACCGTTTGGACCAATGTTTATTGGGTTCCAAAGAGTCGCAAAAGATGCTGCTTTTTGTGGTCTATTTTTAGTCAAAAGCCTTGATTATAAGGGACTTGTTTGATTTTTATACGACATCCAAAGCTTGAACGCCAACATTGATCGGCCAATTCTGTTGGATATAATCTTGGGCTACTCACAACGGGGTGCGGACATTGACGTTGATCATCGCAGGACACTCGCTACGACATTTGGGTTTTGGTGGTTCTAAAAGCGCTCATTGTGAAGGACTCTTCTTCGCCGCAGACAGCAATATCACCCAAAAAGGCCATGTGCTTGTCAGCGGATTCAAAAAGGTCGTTGAAATGCCTGTGAGAGTTCAAGGTCTGAACTTTTTGGGCGATTGGTTCGACGGGTATCACGGGTTTTCTTACGAAGGTGGCTGCGCCATTGCTTTCGCCGGAAGCACCCTTGTAGCCCAGCACATTTTGAACTCCATCAGGAACCATCTGGGCGAACTGAAGCCTTGTCACTACGATGGAAGGTATCAGCTGGCCATGCTCTGTGAGTCCAATAAGTTCATAGGCCAATACTGTGATGAGGACATGTTTCTGAGGAGTGACCTAGGCCACAACCATCTGCTCAGTGCCCCTTTCATTGCAGGGGTGGTTAAGCACTCCATCCAATCTGTGCTTGATCGCGCTAAAGACCATAGCGGAATGAAGCACAATTTTTCAGCATACCAAGCCGACTTCATTCTGGGAGTATGCTGCCCAGAAACCCGGAAATATCATATTTATCAATACGCAATCATCCCTGGGAAAACTGGAGGCGCCGAGGCGACGATGGAGGAAGTCCCAATGGGTAAGGTTGCTGTGATTGGGATGAAGGATTTACATGAGCAGAAAGCCAACGAGGCCTTTGCTGCAGCCGTCAAAAACAGTGAGCGTACTGACACTGCGATTCTCGATTTTTTGACAACCTCTATCCAGGATCAGAACGATATTGGCGTATTTGATATCGGCTTCCCTGCATTCCTCTACAAGCTTACGGGCATTCGTCTGGAGCGTGAGGAGAGGAAGGACCAAAGCCCAAAACCTGCATGATTTGTACCTGCTCGCAGAAACGGCCCCAGGCAGAGCAGTCGCTTTTGACCGATAGTAGGTCACTCCGGGGCCATCATCACCGCGAGCGTCATCTTGATGAACTCCTCATTTTTGTCGATGACTTCCAGAGCGCCGCGCACGTTGTCGGTGACGTCAGCTGACCCGCGCTGCTCGACCCAGTTCGACAGCTCCATGATGGCGGCTTCGAGGGCGAGCTGGTTTTCGTTGATCTTGAACAGCAGGGGCGGGAGCAGGTCTGAGTTTGGCATTGCGAATCCTCCGTGGAAATTTCAGCGTAGCACTGGAGGGTCGAGGGGATTGCCGGGTAGGAAGGTTCAGAAAAAGCAAAGCCCCGAAGGTTCGCGGCTCCGGGGCTTCAATTTCCGCAGGTTATAGTTACTGAGGAATAACTGGTTCTGCATGTTCGGCAAACTTAGGCACGTAACGATTGATGGTACTCAAGGTTTCATGAGCTATCTGGCGTACGCAGGCAAACTCTACCCGGCCTATGGGTAAACTCTGGTTGCCTTCGGAATCAAAAAAATGCCAGCCCATCGAGTTTTCGCGTGAGAGGGCCATGTAAACCTCGTCAAGCTCGGGGTCGACGTGCGCACCTCCATCTGTGTTGGCAATTTCAAGAACAAGCTTCATACGATTCATTTTGCGATTTGCGTTATCTTTTAGCACGGGGTCATTCCACCAATCGAAGAATGGAATGCGACGGGTGATGAAGCTGTCAATTCCCAGTGTGACCTTCGGTAGATTATGAATTCCAGTATCAGAAACGCGTACACCGACAAGATTGCACTCAGGTAATAGGTTATTGGGGTTAAGGGGGCCGGCTGAGTCCAAAAAACGGATGGATCGCGACCCCAGCTGATCAAGTAATGCTCGTGATTGGCGATGGCTGTAGAGCAACACCCGAAGGCTTAGCGCGATGTACCTGGCAACATCCTGGTTTCCTTGGTCATATAAGTTACACGTAAGTTTGAGCAGACCTAACTGATCAACAAGCTCTTTCGCGAGTTCACCATTAGGTCTTGCCTTACGAGTGGTACGGGTCATCAATCGATCCTTTTGATTAGGGAGCAGAGGTTGATTCGAAAAGATGCAGGAAGAGGAATCAGCTTGTACCAATTTTTGTACCACTGACCGTGTAACGCAGGTTCAAACCGAGTAGTCCCAGGTAAGGAAGTGCCCGGTTTCATTGGCTCTGAGTACCTTGCCTTACCCCTTTAGAATTGCGGTGTAATTCTGCACCTGTCGATTGTCACTCTGGGGCCATCATCACCGCAAGCGTCATCTTGATGAACTCTTCATTCTTATCGATGGCTTCCAGAGCGGCGCGCACGTTGTCGGCAACGTCGGCCGCGCCGCGCTGTTCGACCCAGTTTGAAAGCTCCATGATGGCGGCTTCCAGGGCAAGTTGGTTTTCGTGGAGCTTGAACAGCAGGGAAGGGAGCAGGTCTGAGTTTGGCATCGCGAATCCTCCGTGAGGTCTTCGGCATATTTACTGTTGGGATGCGACGAGCGTTCGGCAGGGTGCGTCGCGGGGAAATGAAGCGCGTACCATTTTTTACCACTGGCCGTTTAAAGCAGGTTAAGCCGGATATTCAAAAGTAAGAAAGTGCTCGGTTTCAATGGACCACACATTGAATAAATGCCGCCCTGTTTAGGGCGGCCTTCTATTCGAGCGCCTGCGCAAAGTGCCAGCATTATTTCTTTACGGTAATAGGCGCGTCATCGCTTCCAGTTAGTTCGATCCACTTATCAGAGATGATCTTATTCTTCACAGCGGCGATGTTCGCAGCTGTGTTCTGAGCCAAACCCACAACCTTACGTTCGCCAGTGCTCTTGAGGGCGAAAGTTTTTCGATTGCCCGTTTTGTCAACATTTGAATTGGTAATATCGATCCAGTGCTTACGGTACCTGAGCCAATCGATCGCCAGCAACCGCTTCTTGAGCTCATCAAATGAAATGATCGGCTCTTTCACTGGGCTTTCGGGTGCCGCCAAGGCCTCTGCGAACACAACCTCCTGATGTTTGAGCGCATTTTTAGCAGCCATTGCGGCGAGGATTGGCGCAAGTTTGTCCGATCTACACTCGAAGTACGCAAATGCAATTGCTTTCAGTGCAAACGGCCATCCATGGACGTAAAGGCGCCGAAAAGTGTCCTGTTTGGGAGGTGTTGTGGACGGCCATTGCGCCGCGAAGGCCTCATCGAGCAATTCTACGAATTCGCGGGCGAATGGAAGCAAAGGTTCGACGTGGTAATGCTTAAGTTGCTCGGGCTTGAATCGATTGTTAGTAAGTGCTCCGAGAAGCATTTGCTCTATGCCGCTCAGGTCTACGATATTCGTGGTTGCCGTTTCCGATGTGCCGGTCGTTCTTCCATCTGCAATACGGTTTTCGAAAACTGTGCCTTTCGTCGCCCGCAGTCGTAGGTCGCTAATTGGTTCAGCAGTATTTAAGCCAATCACGAGATTTCGATTTTTCTTGGATCCACGTCCATTCCGATCTGCGAAACTTTGCCCTGCCTTGCGCGAATTGACATTCAATTCGATTTCAAGTGTCAGGGACAGTCGATCGAGTGCGCTCTTTTCGATCGCATCGATTGTATTTGCCACTGCAAACAGTGCAGCAGTTTGTGTTTGGCCATCAGATTGCATAACGGGCGACTTGGGAAGGTACAGCGTACCGTACATTGCGTTCGGATCTTCTTCATCAAAGGCAACAAAAATCGTTTTTGAAAATACCGCTTCCGATTGCCAACCGCTGATTATCGGCAAAAAGATTGGACGAATCCCACTAATTCCCTCTAGGATATATGTTTTAAACATCTCCTTGTTGGCAGCCTTTTGCCCTTTAAAATCACTTTGCGTGAGTTTATGGGCTTCTGCCATTTCAAGCGCGTGGTAATTTTCTTTAGGTGGATCTGCCGGATCATATTTGACAATTTCGGTGAACAGTTTCAGCGACGGATGGATCATTACGGTAATCCGTTGCTTCTCGGTTACCGCGGTTGCGACAAAACCCTTGCGACAGAGAGTGGCTCGGACGACAGTATAGTCGCCGTGTTGATGTTGGAATTCGTACTTATTCTCAAAATAGGCTTTATTCGAGTCGTTGTTCGTTTGAGTTCGAACGATTTTAAGGCCTTGATAACCAGGATCCGCGAAAATCTCATCGTTTGTGATGAGGCTTGATTTGACTTGTGGGATGTTTAACATGATTAAGGCTCCATGACGCTTATTTCAGATTAGGTATTTCAATCACCGCCGGTTTGATCGCCAGAGATGGGACATGCCCTGCGTTCCTTATTGATTCTGGTAACCGGATCATCTCAATTCCAAGATTATTAACCTCGATTGCCATCCGAATATCATCCGGGAAGTCGAATGCCGCGATGATTGAGCGCACCGTTCTTTTGAAGTTGAATTCAACTTTGGCGCGAGCGGTGTACGCCATTATTTGCCCAATCGAACTGTAATCGGCTTGGATCTTGAATTCCCACTCGTAGATAACGTCATGCTCATCCACAGTACGCAGATCTGCTCTTATTCTGCTCGTCTTATACGTTACTTCCCGCTGGGAAACCAAATGCCCCTGTTTATAGCGCTTCAGGTTCGCTGCGTAAAAATCCCGAATGTGGCATTCATAGGCAAAGTCCTCCCGTATATATAGGCCGTTCATTTTTCTTCTTCCTTATTCGAGTGGATACAGCCTACAAGGTGGCACCATGAGATTGCAAGAAAAATCTCGCAGATTTCTATTGTGATCTCGGCGGTGTCGCATTCCGTGTCGTGTCAGGGTGCGTCGGTTCGAAGATTTTGTCTGCTATCGCTGCGTAACAGGCATATGCGATGTGGGGCCATGCGGCGAATGTCGGAAATAGGCTGATAGCCATCACTCAGGAGCCATCATCACCGCGAGCGTCATCTTGATGAATTCTTCGTTCTTGTCGATGACTTCCAGGGCGCCGCGCACGTTGTCGGCGACGTCGGCCGATCCGCGCTGTTCGACCCAGTTCGAAAGCTCCATGATGGCTGCTTCCAGGGCGAGCTGATTTTCGTTGAGTTTGAAAAGCAGGGAAGGGAGTAGGTCTGAGTTAGGCATCGCGAAATCCTCCGTGGAGATTTCAGCGTAGCATCGGGAATTAGTGCATGTAGAGGTTGGTGTTCGTCGGCAGGACGCCGGGGAGGGGAATGTAATGCTGACATAAAGCTGTCATTGCATAGCCAAACTGAACCATACAAACCCCAAAGGGGGATTTTTGAGGGCCTGAAAGCCGCAGCCTGCGCGGCCCTCAGGGTTGCCCTTCAAGATGATGAACCTGGACCGATTCGATCTGAAATAGGGGAGGTTGGCGTAACGCTGGAATGACTTGCCCTCCGGCTTCTGCATCAGCGGAGGGCATCCAGTGACCAGATTACCCAGTGAATGGGGCATCTTCCTCCTTGAACTGTTCACGATTCTTGTAGGCCCATCCAGAGAGCGAATTGCTCTCCAGGA